TCAGGGTGCTCCTTGAGATAGCAGTTATAGTGGATGAGGTAGGGGTGACCATGCCTACATCTCATCTTCGATAACTCCAGTATCTCCTTCTTCGTCATCTTTTGTAACGGTGGCAGCATTGCCATAGCTTCCTCCTTAGTAGTCGATGTACTCTTTCCGCTCCAACTTCACGATCTCGAAGTTCTTATATGTGGTGACCATCTTCTCCTTCGTCTCGTCATCGGTCCACTTCTCCGCCTTCATCATGTTCTTCTTCAGCTTAGCAACAGCTTTGTCTGCTGTCTTTGCTGTTACTGTGGCCGTATCCTCTACCAGGTCCACCACCTTTCCATTATACAGCATGTCCCTTTCAAACTCTATGGCGTAGATGTACATATTTCCTCCTCCTTATTTACCGAAACCTAGAATAGTAACTATTACCCCGAAAAACAGACAAAACACTGCACTAAATGTTGTTTGGGCAACATTGTAAACTTCTGGTTGATTTAGGTGGCAGGGGAATACGATTTGCAATATTCCTCCTGCGAGGAATCCCAATCCAACTACCAGAAATATGATTGATTTCATTACTCCTCCTGTGATATAGTCGTGAACTTTGGTGGATCATACAAAGTTATCCTGATCCGGGTACAGCCAACATAGCGTACTCTGTCTATTACCACACCTTTGCTGAGGTCATCTTGAAGTATTAGGGATCGTAATTCTACTGGATACTTCTTAAAGTCTTCCGTAAATACTTTGTAGTTGATAACCCATCCAGTATGAACCTCTTGAGATTCATACCCGCGCATATAGACAATGTAAGTCTGGCTACTTTGATTATCCACTGTAATGTAGGACATTGAATTCAAGTACGAATAGTGTGGGCAGGAACAACCTATTACACATAAGGTTGCAATCACAAGCAATGCCGCAATCTTTACTTTCATTCTCTCCTCCTAATGTTTTGTGAACAGAATATACTTCCTTATTTTGTTGAAGCACTCGGTACATGAAAATTTAGAGCACTCATGTACCTTAGCGCGTTTCTTCGGACAGATAAACACACCCAAATACTTCTTGGCCAGATCGTCCATCTCCTGGTCGGAACCGAAATTAATCTCGCCATGTGGTAGGACTGATTGATGTATTGCAAGATTGGGTAGCACCGATAGAGTCCGATACGCTTCCTCGACTTTAGTAAAACATTTAAATCGTATGGCAGGAAGCGCCTTAATGATCTGTCGCCAATTATCAATATATCCCGAAGAATAGAAGTCTCCAGATTCATGGATCCTCACCTTCGTTGCCTTTGACAACTTCTCAACCATAGCCTCGACGAATCTAGGATCCTTAGTGGCTTTATAATTTCTGCTTCTGCTTTCCACCACTGCTCGGAACCTCTTCTCGGCCTTTCGCGCGTAGCATGTCTTAGCGCATAGAGTATGGTTAGGGCACGTCTTAACGGCCGGTAGATTAAAGATAGTAACATCTTTGTCCTCACTCAAGTTCCCGTGACTCACATAGATATCCATAACACCCTCCCCAAAAGAGTCCCGCCCCACGATGGGGCGGGTGCGTCGTCCGCTACTACAGTCTCCTTATACCTTGGACGTTACGGGCGCCTTCGCGCTTCGCACGTTTCGCGTCATACGCTTTGCCACACTGCTTCCCCCACCCATCAACGGAACACGGCCCTGTACACTCCGGGTTTTCGGGGTCGAAATCTCCGTAACAAATTGGAGGCCCGCCATCAGCCGTAAGGTTCGGGGTATCTTGTGTAGCGTCCGGGATGTTATAACCAACTCCCCCTTGTGCTGGAACAGCCAGGCTCTCTCTCTTAGGAACCGAAGAGAGCGGTTGCGGTACACCCACCGGAGCGGGGCTCCAAGTGGACCCCCACGCGTTTTCGGAACCATATGATCCTGGATCACCAACGGTCTTATCTGGATTAGCCAGACTCGGTTGGGATGGACCTTCATCGACGAACGGGTTGTACGCCCCTGCTTGGACACGGTCAAAATCCTCCTGTGAAATGTTGTAATGGACAAGCACATGCTCAAAGAACTTGCCCATATATTTGGGTCCCAACCAGCTAGGCAGGATACGTATCTCTGTCTTGCCATTGGGTAGCTTCTTCTGATTGAAGGTCTTCACACTACCCTTCAGAATGTTCTCCACGATATTGCTCAGGTTATATCGTGGGTCGCCAAGCTGCTTCAACAGAGCATCGGCATTGATCAATGCACTCGACGCCCTCCGCGGTTCGACTGCATAGTCAGTCTGCTTCTTATCCGCGGCGGGGATCTTATCGATCAGCATGTTGTAGCCGTTCGTTGGGTGCATGAAGTCTTTATAATCTCCGAACTCTGGGTCCATCTGGAACCTCAGGAGTCTCTTAAAGATTTTGTCTCCGTATTCGAAGATTATAATCTCCAAGGGAGATGAGACCAAGACGATGTTTGAGTAGTAGGTATTCTTTCGATTCAGTTCCCGCGCTCTCGTTCGTGTCGCATGACCTTCAGGAAAGTTCTTCTTATCAAACAGTATCTTCTTCGCTGCCTCACACAACTTACACTCACGCTTCCACGTACCTGGACAAACGATCGGAGCAAAGCTCTCTCCGCCGGTCTGCTTGTTGATACGCTTCCAATGTTCCTCCATCTCTTTCATGTAGTCTGCCATAATTTAATTCTCCTTCTTCCCTCTCTTCGTCTTCTTCTCTTCTCGGGCTTCGCCCTGCGCTGCCAACTCGTCTCTCATCACCTCTGTCGCGGCCACTGTGTCCATGATCTGTTCGTCTTTCTGGTTCCTCATGAGCTCGGTGAGCGCCCCATACCGTTCCTTCATAGCGTCCTTGGCTACGGAGAGCATATCCTCAGCATACTCAGTCTTGATGAGCTCATCAGACTGCTGCTTGTAGACTGGATGACCATACATAAAGTCCTCGATCATCTTCTCCGTGACCCTGACACCTGGCTGGGTGTTGGCCATAAGTTCCCGAAACTCTTTGGTTAATCGTGCTTCAAGCTCTCTGGTTGCCAGACGTTGCCGACGTCGCGCCCTCGCTGCTCGAGCCCAAGTAACCGACCAGAAGAAAAACCTACTGGGTTGGTCAAGAAGTTCCTTTGCGAGATCGTCTTGGTTGATCCCTAGGTCTTCTTGAATCTGCTGCTCTGTCGTCTTCTCCTCTTCCTTAGCCATTTGTTCCTTCCTCCTGTGTCGGGAAGCCCTTCGACTCCCTTGGTTAAAGTGTGTGCCCCTTATTCGCACCCTGTATTCGGGGCCATGGATGCTCAAGGTACGCCTTGACGTGCGAATTACTCTTACACATCTGCAGGTGCGTAAGAAACGCTAGGGCGCCACCCACGTTGGTGGACCAGCCAGGGAATCGAACCCTGATCTTCTGGGTGCAGACCAGATGTTTTCCCATTAAACTAGCAGCCCTTACTGGTAGCGGGGGTGGGATTTGAACCCACGATTCCCGGCTTATGAGGCCGGTGCCTTGCCACTTGGCCACCCCGCAATTCTTACGTCTTACTCAGGGATCTCACGACCGTTCCGGTTGCCCGTCCCCCAGCCCTTGGGGCGTCCTCGTAGGGACGACCTGGGACTGTCCGTGCATACTGGGCATTTGTGATGCACTCAAAGGGTCCCCGTCTATCCTTTTCAGATTAGTCTACAAAGAAATCCTCAATGATCTTACAGGCTTCCTCTAGGTCCTTGGCCCATGCACTCACAGATCCGCCGGCCACGAAGGGATGCTTCGAATAGAGATCATCACCAGCAATGGCAATGACTGGTATCTTCAAGAGCCAAGCCCAAGCCAGTTCAAACATCGTGCCAATAGAAGGCTTCTCTGCTATCACGTAGTTAAGATTCACGAGAAGGATATCACTCTGTTTTACAAGATTGAAATCCTTAACGATTAGAATGCCTTGACTATCGTCAATGCAGTGCTGCGTGAACTCTTTTGGATCCCCCTTGTGCTCCTTGATGGCCTTCTTGTTGAACCTATTGTTTGTGGGATCAAGGATCTTGTAGTGCCTTCCCAGTATCTCCTTGGCCTCCTCCCTCCACTCGTAGGTCTTAGGATTTGAGTTGATAGTTCCGGCCAGATAAATCTTTTTCCTTCCTTCCATTCTTCCTCCTATAATATATGTATAGGTTTTCCCCCAAAAACCCTACTACTTATTGCAATTTTACGCAATTATGGGGTTGACTTTGAGGAAATTGGCCCGTAACCCACGGAGGACCCGGGTGCGTAGCTAGCACCACCCCACGCCTGCTTGGGTACTTCTTCCTCCCTGAGCATACGATCGGCCATCTCCCGAGCTGCCTTCCTCTTGCTGTGGATTATAACCCTCCCCTTCGAGGGGTTCCACTTGTCACATCCATAGAGGAACAGACCCCCTCCCAGGATGGCGAGTAGACTGGCGAACATTACGGGCCAGATCGAGGACAGGAAGAGCATTAGGACCCCAGACTTCCACGTGACGTGCTGCTCCTCTATCTTGAGCATATAAATCATGGACATTGATAGGACAAAGAGTCCCACCACACCATAGCCTATCCAATTCATTCTTACTTCCCTCCTTTCTGATCAAAGTAAGCTCTGCGCTTCTCTTTGAAGACTCTGTTACCATACTTATCGTGGGTCATGTCCCACTTGTTGATGTCAGGTTCAGCATAGGGCTTGTCCTCGTAGCCACCCGTACAACCTGGCTTGTTCTTCCCCCTCAACTCTTCAAGAGGAGGAGAGGGGTCGGGCAGGTTGTGCTTCATGACGTCAGCATCCATCCGGACCTGTGTATTGGTCGCTATGATCCTCTTGATGTTTGGTGACTTGCAGAACTTGCATTCGGTAGCCTTATGGCTCTCCCATATTTCAACAGATTCAAACTCCTTCTCACAGTCCTCACAACGGTATTCGTAGATCGGCATCGTTAGCCCTCCTTATTGGGTCTATCATCCCAATCGAACATACCCCGGATGATGTAAGCTACCAACGTGATCGCATTCCAGGTAGCATGAATCATATGGTTAAGACCTGATTCTGGATCGTTATCTTCTCTATTCCACCAGGCCCAAGAATGTCGCATCATGGCACCGAAGATTTTAGAATACTTAATTCCTTTCTCCCAGTTTCTATCCTCATATTTCTTGGCCCCATGAGTATACACTTTCCCTATCTCCCACAGAGCATCATAAGGAATCAACTCGAGTCGATTCTTTTCTTCATCATACTTGGTCCCATCTTTTAATTCACGTCCTTCTGCCATCTATCCCTCCTTATACATAGTAGCATGGTGGATCGATGATTAACTTGACCAACCTCTCTTTGAGTTCCTTG